TTTGGTTTATCGTTAATTTTTTGACGAACTTTCTTAATCTTTAACGGATCAATATATCTAAGTTCTGTAATACCTTTCTTTGGATTATCTAGATCTATAACTTTATGATAAAATAATCTACCATCAATATACCAAGATCTAACAATCTCATGTGCTCTGTTATCAAAATTTAAAAGACGTTTGATATACTCAAACTCATCTCTGATTTTTCTTTTGATGCCCATACTGGCATCTAAGTTATCTAAATTTACTTCTACTGGAGTATCATGAGAATCACTGACTACAAACTCATTTACAACTTCATCTACAGCACTATCCACTTCTGGATGTAATGCCATATCACGATAACGACGAATCATCTCAAACTCATTACGAGCTTGATTATCCGTATCTACATATGTCCCATAATAACCGCCAGCTGCAATGGCAATTGCCTCTTCAGCATTAGGAGGGACGGGGGATTGACCCTTCCGACCCTCCTTACGATTAATCTGGAAGCCAAATAATTGACTCATGACTACCTACTTTATAGTATGCTTCTTCTTTCTATTTATTATACCACAGGAATGTCAGAAACGCCAGTCCTAGTACCACCCTCTGCTTTGAAGTATGAATACTGCCACTCAACTGTGAATTCTTCAATCTGGTCATTGCTATCATAAGCAAGATCAATTTGAGAAACATTAGTTGGGAAGCAATAGAATAGAGTATATTCTCTAAGAATCACACCTGTTGTTGATGCATCTTTCTCTAGTTGCTTAACCTTTAGATCTGCTGTGTAACCAGTAGTATTGTTAGGTGTAAACAAAGGAGATGTATTTGCTTCGTGGGTATTGATATTATTTGCCCACTGTTCAAAGAATGCACGGAGTTTGAAGTCCTTATCATTGAAGAATGTAACAGTCCAAGTATCAAAGGTGCGATCACCAGCGATCTTTACTGTTCTTCCACGGAAAGGAACCTCTATCACTCCCAAGTTAGAACCTGGTAGTGCAGCGGATTTGCACATGATGTTTGTTGTTTCTAGGTCATCAGCACCTTTTGCTAACGCACCAGGAAAGTTTACATCCACCATAAACATATTGGGTTTGACGCCTTGCCCTACCCTTTGTATAAAGTTACTTACATTTGAAGTTGCCATTGGTTATTTACCTCGTGTTTTTTTCTTAATGTTATTATCTACCGACTACTTCAGCGAAAGATACGCCTGTTCTTGTAGCAGTTACAGTAACTGTTACAAAGTTAATTGACCTAGTTGGTTTGAGGTAGAGTTCAGCAACAAACTCGTTACGGTCAATGACCTCTGGAGTATTGTTACTATCATCACAAACGACTAAAAAGTCTGTCACGCCCCTGCGTGCTTGAACCTCTGTAAGGTAAGAAGATATTGAGGCGTTGAATGCGTTTCTAGTGATAACGTCATTCTGCTCAAACAATACTCCCTCAGCAAGTCCTTTCACTCTCTTCTCTATGTTAAGGAAGAGACGTCTGACATTGATACGATCAAATGCAGATGGAGAAGCAAGAGCAGTCTTGTCACCAAATAGAATAGGACCTGTGCCAGGCATTGATACAACAGGGTTTATTGAGTTTGAATATAGATCATCTCTTGCAGCTTTGTTAGGATTAAATGCAAGTTTAACTACATTTTGTAGTCCACCACGATTTGTTCCTGCTGGTGAATACCAGTCATCTAAAATTGCAGAGGTTGATACACATAAACCAGCGATGTCACCGTTAGTACCGATGTAACGATACTTATCGTTGAATCTATCGTACATGTATTTGATTCCACTGTCTTTAACAACATATGAACTAGAAGCAATGTTACCAAAGAAATCCACTGTGTTGCTTAATTGTGATGCGGGACTCAATGCAGCACCACCTGATGTAGCAATTTGAGAACCGTTCCATGGTGAAATGAATGCGATGCAATCTTTTCTTGTGTTAGCAACACCAGCAACAGAACCAGCTTTAGCGATTGTATCACTTTCAGATCCCATTGATCCACCCATAAGAACAAAATCAACTGTAGTATCTTCTGTATCTAAGAACTCATTATATGCTGCTCCTACTTCTCCTGCGGTGTAAGCGTAATCATCAGTACCACCTGATAATGCTCCTCCAGCACTTGCTAAAATTAATGATAATTTTTTAGGAGATGCTGATGTTGCTCCGTATGATGCAGATGCTGCACCAGGATCTTCACCAGTAGTTGTGAACTCAGCACTTGTTAATGCAGATCCTGCATAGACGAAGGATGAGAATAAGTTAATAGAATCTTTCCAATATGATGATGCTCCTTCTGGAGTCTTACCATCTGATAACTTAGAGAGGAATAAACTTCTTTCTACAATTGTATTTGTAGTAACGTCTACAACTGCAACATGAACTTCGTCATCAGATAAGAAACGCTCTGATGCAAATGCACTTGTGCCAGGTCTAGCACCAATATTTTTATATGTTAGTCCTGTATCACCTATTGTGAGTGAGTTCCAATCAGATGCTGAGAATGGTGCTACTGCATCAAAAGAACCAGAATCAACTGCTGCTCCACCACCTTCTTTAATTCCTATAGTATTAGCATCAATAATTACTGTAACTACATGGTCTGTTGTTGTGCCATCGCTAATAGTGTCACCAAGATTAGCGTCTGTAAGACCGTGACCAGTCTTTGTTACTTTTGTGTCAGCAACTTTATCTACAATAACAACCCTTAAATTATTACCTTCTGCTCCTGCATCTCTTGCAGCAAACTTTTCAGTTGTTACTCCAGAATCAAATGCATCTTTATCTGCAATTAGAACTCCTGTTCCTGATGCAGTTGCATTGAGAACACCAGTTGTTGCACGAACAACTGCCAGTTGTCCACCATAACGCAAAAATTCTGATGCTACTAACCAGTCAGCAGCGTTTGCCTCAGCTGGTGTACCAAATACGTCTATGAGTTCTCTTTCAGAACCTATGTTTACAATAGAGCCTACGGGTCCTTTGCTAAAGGTAGAAGCAATCGCACCTCTAAGTGGGGATGATCCTACTACAACAGCATTGGATAAATCACGTTCTTTAATAATAACACCAGGCGAGACTTGACTTGCCATTTAATTTACCTCTTAAGATATCAAATTTATCTAAAGTTATTTAGAGTTTTGGATGTTTACAGAGGGGAAACAACGCACGAACAATCTACCAGTCTGGATAGTGTCCTTCTTTTGCCAGTCTTTTATTTTTTCTTCTTGCTACTATTCTTTTTATTGTACAGTCTTTACATTCGTATGAGTAGGCAGAGGGTAATCCTTTCTTCTGTCTTCTTGACATATAAAAATCTTCTAGTAGATTCTTGATTTGTTTACAAGTTCTACACTGTCTGTCCTTAAATAATAAATGCTCTAACTCAAATTGACTATCAAGATCCATTAATATTCTGGAAGCATATAAGTAACTTCGTCTTGTTTATCTCCATACCAAAAAGATCCTTCGGCATCTACAAATGAATCATCTCCTAAACCATCGTCTATAAAACCAAATGGTGCCATATCTTGTTCTATCTGATTACGTTGCTCTTCATATATCCTTCTTCTTATATCTGTATCCGTCATCTCTTTAAAATAATCTTGCATCACTAACCATGCAAACAATACCATACACATGACTAGATCATCGTGATAACCTTCGTCTGCTTCCCATGCTTGCTTCTTTTGTATAAATGTAGTAAGTTCTTGCAGTATATCAAAATCCCAAAACTGCAATTTATCTTCTTCTATAATTGCTTTTAGATTAGAGCATCCTATCTTCTTGACAGTAATACTCATCTTTACACCTAACTGTGTTTTTGTACCTGAGAATCCCTGTCCTACTATTTGCCCTGCTCTACCACGCATAGCACACATGAGCACGTTGGGATACTCTAAATCATAGTTGAGTGTTGCTGCTATACTATCTCCTATGTCATTTACTTCTACAAGTATGTAAGGATTGTTATATTCTTTTGCTACTTGAAAGATGACCGAGGGAAACAGTACAGGTTTAATCTCATTATTTCTGTACTTCGCAACGATCTGATACGGGAGAGTGGT